AAACGAAAGTTTGAACTGGCGGTATTTAAGGATAGCCCGCCCCAGAAAGTTGATTGTCGCCTGATCCATTAGTCTTCTTCGACATCGGTTTCCTCAACTTGTTCAAACAGCCTTCTGATAGGATTATCGCAAAAGCCTTCTTCTTGTTCTGGGAACGGCATCAGAACGCCCGTGTCATCGTAGGCGACTTTTAGATCGGCGTCAAAACTCCACTGGTTCATTAAACAACTCTATCAACGTCTCTTCTTCCCCGCGAGTTTTTTCTTGGTTGATTTCAAGCGCGATATCTTCTTCTCGGTCATCGACCAAAATTCCAGCATATCTGAGACAGTCAACGAGGTATTTCTGCCCTGCGTTGCAGGGATCGACACATCTCTTCCTGTAGACCGTAATGCGGACAAGAATGCGGCCTGTATTCTTTTTTTCTCTGCCAGCCTTCCCCACGGCCCCATTGAGAATAGGCGGTTTAGGCTTGCTGTTACGACTGGGACTCTTAGCTGGAAGAATGGTTTTTCCTCCCACTGCTCTTTTCTTGATGACATCGATACGCTCATAGACTCCTTTGCTTACTTCCACATAGCCCGCTGGTAGTTCCTTCATTGCTCAAGCAATACTTCCTCTTTAAGTTTTTCGGCTTCGGGGTCGGGGGCGATGCACATCATCAGTGCTTGGCGGGCTTTCTCCAGTTGCCTTTCTTTCTGCTGTAGCAACACCTCAAACACATCTGCATGGACGGGGTTGATGTTGGAGTAAACTCGTCCCACAGTCATATTCCGTGCCCTCTAAGCCAATAATCAAACGCCTTCCACACACGCTTGTTTGGGTTTTGGCATTTGCGTTCTGTCCCGTCTTTTTTGAGCCATAGTGGGCCGAAATAGCGATCAAAGTCAAAGCGCCATGTGCGCCCGTTCACGGTTATTTCGTTGTCGGGCATATCGCAGACCGACACGATAGCATCGTTGAATCGCAAACATTTCACTTGATGATCCCCTCCTCACGGGCAATGGCCTCAATCTGGCTCACATACTCGCGGGTACAGTTGAATACTTCGGCAACGGCGGTGAAGTTGGTTTCGGGGTTGTTCATAATGAAACCCAAAATCTTGAAAGACCTTCCCCCGTTGGACAGACGCCTCTTGGTGGTCTTCTTACGCCGCGCCCGAATACCCGTCCGCTTCAGCGCCGAAGCCATGGCATGGTAGCTTGATCCGTGTTTTACGGCCAGTTCGCCAATAGTGATTTCGGGGTTTTCTTGAATTTCAGTAGGTAGGATGGTTGTATCGATCATATGATTATATATTGACACTTAAACCTAGCTGTTGTTCAATATACGTCAAATATTAATATTGGAGAGGCGTGGAGACTTTCGTTTCCGCGCCTTTCGCGGTTTAGCCTTCTTTTGTTCTTTGTGGAACAATTTGTGACAGATCTTGCATAGACAGATCAGGTCATCCAGATGGTTGAGTTCATCCCCTTGGTGTTCGTAGGTGCGATGGTGGGCCTGAAGTTCTAGAGGGCTATTGCAAACCCCGCACCTCCAGCCGAACCGCTTCTTCACAAGTCGGCTTACCTCCTTCCAGTAAGGGGTGTGCAAGTAGGCTTTATAGGATTCTTTATCCACAAAAAGATATTACTCTCTTGTTGACTCTGTGCAACTCCAGTGTATTCTGTGCCTTTCCTTGCATCTGGGTGCGGTTCCATTTTGTTGCGGTTGTCTCTTTCCAGACCTCGCTTCGGAGCCGCACCCTCTTTTTTGGTATTGACTTATTTTTGAACGTATCGTAGCCTCCGCATGTCTGGAAAAGACAGCCGTAAGGTGGGCGCGACATACGCCACTAGAACCTGTGACGAGGTATGCAAGGGTAAAACCGCCGCACTCACAGTTAGCCATCCGTCCCATTGCTTGAACACATTGCGGCGTGGGAATCCAGAGAAACTCTGGTAAGCGCGAGGGATAATACCCTCGGAGGTCGATTGCGATTGTTTGAAGGTCTATTAGCGGCTTCGGAGCCTAGATCGTGATCTGTGGAATAAAGCGGAGGACTCACTCATAGGAATGAGAATCCAATTTTGACTATGCCTTTGCCCCTGCGGGGGCGAGGTGTGGTCAAACGGTCGGATCTAGCTCAAGGAATTATTAATCCAATGACGGCGGCGATTCGGGGTTCAAGCGAAAGGGAGCCGCTATATAGGCGGGCGCACGGCTTTAGCCCGCCGAATACCCACAAAGAAAAAAGAAGAAAAAAACATTGAACACCCCGAAGGGGCTATGGTCTATTACTCCATGAACAACTTTGCGGGATGCATTGAGGGTGCCACTGTGAATACGGGGGCAAGCGACCTGAAATCCCGTAAAACTGCTGGGCAGCGTAGTAATACTGGAGCCACCGTATGGTGGACTCCGTGGTCGGGAGGTCTCCAAGGTTTATCCGCCCGTGTAGAGCTAAAATCTACACCCCACTGGAGCCGTAACCATGGGAACCCGTGCGCTGAAAAGTGGATGCATACTCGTCCCCAGCAAATATTTTATAGCAGGAGCAGGATGGGTAATGTCAACTCCGATGCTCATGCGAGGAATGTAGCCGTGGCCCAGCGTCTGCATTCCGCTACTTTTGGAGGCGGGGAGACTCGGCATGAAAATGCGGAAGCTTCAGAGGCTGGGGGGTCAATGAAGTCGCGCCACCCCGCTTCCAATCTTTTTATGAAACTACTACTAACAGTATTGCTACTAACCGCTAATATTCAGGCACAAGACGGTACTTTTTCGGGTACGGTCTATGATTTGGATTCTGGACGGATACAGGTCATCAGTGGATCTGTAGATATTAAGCCCAAAGAAAATCCATACTTGGCAACCCTTCGGCGCGTCAATGCGGAATTGGCGGAGTCAAACGCACGATTGGATGCGGAAATTGCTGCCAGCCGTCAGCTTTACGAGCTTCGCCGTCAAACAAGGCTTCTTGAGGAAATTGCCAACAAATGAGCAACTATCTCAACATCAACATTCCCACATTCTTTGCTTTTGTGGATGAGGGATTTTTCTACGATCTGGAACCAGAGGTCTCCCGCCCAAGACAACTAGTAGAAGTGTTTGCCTATACTTCTATCCCTCAGAGATGCGGACTATTCAGCGTAATGACGGAATATGGAAGCTGCCATGCCAGAGTGCCGATTCATTACATACACACCAATGAAATAGGCGGAACGTTTTATCCATTGGATTGGATACAGCTATGGGATTCCATGAGCTACTATTGTTCAGTCAATATCTTGGACTATTGCAAGAATAGGGCGGCATCCATCATGCTTAAAAACAAAAGCTTTGAGGAGGCCAAGTATATGTTCACGCTAGATTGGTGCTTGGGGCCACAATACACATCTGGCTACGGGGAGATGGCGGCAGGCCACAAGTGTGGTCATGTGTTTGCGGGCAATGGACAATATTTCATCCAGCCTAATAATCGTGTGCTGTGGATGGATGGTGGATCATTTATCGCCAAGAAGTTCCCCATGAAGCCCGACTGGAAGGTGTTTAGCCAAGAGTTTAGCTGTGAAAGCACAGGAAGCCGTTGGGTTAGCGAAAGCGAGGAGGAGCTATGGTTCTACGACTTCAAAGAGCAGGGATAGTAATCGCACTACTTATTACAGGTGGTTGTGTTTCTTATCCACCACGCCCCTATCCTTGGAACTTCCCACAAGAACATGAGTGGAATGCTCCCTTGGAGACTAGTTGGGTTAATGCTGTTGATGCCTTTCGTAACTGGACAGCCCCCAAAGGTAAGGTCTGGAATCCGATTATTCGGCAGTATGAGCCTGATTTTGGCTATGAGATTGAACTGATGAAGGTTCTGGAGAGGGATCTTGAAGAGCATGAAATGTATCAATGATCCATCCTTGGTTTCGGGCTTCTCGCCCATTTTCGTGAATCCACCGATGACACCCCGAACAAAGCGCGGCAAAAAGATCGTAGCGATTGAGAAGCGATCCATGGCGTTGGGCCTTATGATGAACCTCCGTGGACTTGCCTTTCTTGCAACGCTCGCAAATCGGGTGGAGGGCCAGATAGGCTTTGCGAACCTGTGCATACTCCTTGTATTCACGCTGGCGCTTGGGGGATGCATACCGCAACCGTCCGCTGCGTTTGAGGCCCTGCGATCTTTTGAGTGGAGTTTTTGAACGAAGTGGAGTTTTTCTTGTCATACTTACTATGATCACTTGGAACGATTACAATGATACAAAACCCGATACAGAGGGAATCTATCTCATCAAAAACGACGAGTCAAACCCTCCTTTGAAATGGGCCTGCCACTACCACCCCCACCATGGATGGAGCGGGGTTGGACATATTCTTGAACGTGTGATTAAGTATTGGACACCATGGCCCGATTCAAAGTAGTTCTTACGGTAATCAATGAAGACTCCGTTTCTCCATTCGTTGTTGGCCCAAGATTTCGTAGGGGCGGGCCTATGCCGATGGAAGCACTCTACGCTGAACGTGGCGGTTACTTCTTCGACCCAGAATCAGAAATCGAGATGGCCAGAGATTGCGCCGAATCCTTTCAAAAATACATCAATCAATCAGAAGCAAAGAAAAAGAAAAAATGACTAAAGATAAAACATTCATCGTGTGCTACGGGGACAAAGTTGTTGAACTCCATGCCTCTGGACTAAGCAAGGAAGAAGCAACTATTGAGTCCGAAAAGCTGACAGGCCAAGGATACAACAACGTTCGCATTCGCTTGGAAGATCCCGTCCATCCAAGCTGGCCTCTTAACTTCGACGCACAATGAATATCGTCTTTGCATACCATAATGGTGACGCCGAATTAGCCATGGAGTCAGCCAAGGCCATCACAGCCATGGGTATCAACATGCGTCACAAGGCTTATGTCTGTACCAAACAAGGTACTAAAAACTGCAACGCAATTATCCAAGAACTAAAGAAAAGTTTTCCTGAAGTTGAACAGTTGGTTGCCCAAGATGGATTTGATGGCTGGCCCCTTGGCCCCAACCAGATGTTTGCCGATATGGCTGCTGCCATGTATTCGACTAATACTCCATTTTACTTCTGGGAGCCAGATTGTGTTCCAATGAAAGAAGGGTGGATTGATGATCTCGACGCCGAATACCATAAACAAATTGGAATTCTTGGCCACCTCTACGAAGGTGGTATGGCATCCAATGGAAAAAACATCTACAAAATGATCGTTGGAAGCGCGGTGTATCCTTCTAATTTCTTGGATTTTTGTCCCTCGGCACAATCGCTATCGACCTACAATCTTTCTTACAAGAATGCAGGGACGATCCCAGAACCTTGGGACGTTCGTTGCCGATGGAACTTCTTGGAGATTGGCCGTGATACGCCCCTTATCCGCACCTATTGGAAGAGTGTTAACTACCAGTGGAAAGATGGGAAAATTGTTTTTTACGCTGAAGACCCCGAAGCCCAAGCAGTTCAGGGTGTTACTTGCCCAGACCGAATCATCTCCAGCCAAGCGGTGGTCATCCACGGGTGTAAAGACGGATCTCTCCACAAGATGGCGCAAGAGGGGTTTCCAATGCCGTCAGATTCGACGGGATTGGAGCAAAGCGTCAGCAATGATACACAAGTGGTGACAGTTTGCGATAAAGTCCCAGAAGTGGTGCGTAAACCGCCAAAAAAAGCCAAGAAAAAGCGGGTAATTTCGGAAGTGGAGCGCGAACGCCGTAGGCAGGCGATGATGGAAATTTTGCAAAGAAAGCGTGAACGAAATGCCCAAGAGGCTGTCTAACGCTTCCTATGCAAGAAGTCATCTTTGAACCATCCGCCGAAACCGCCATTCTTTCCTGCCTCTGTCATGCCCCGTCAGAAGATCAGCGTGAGATTCTTTTATCCATAAAGGAAGATCATTTCTACCTTCAGGAGAACAAGATCATCTTTCGGGCGGTTATGCGCTGTATCGCCAAGGGGATGCAGGCAGACATCATTAATGTCAAAGGAGAGATCGAAGCTGCCAACGAATACGATATCGTCGGGGGTGAACAAAAGATTACAGAAGTTGCAACTTCGTGTGTAGCCCACAACAACTGGAAACGCTACTATCCCAAGTTGGAAGAAGCCCGCTACAGAAGGTCTTTGGAATACTTGGCCAACGACATGGTTCACAAGGCCAGAGATCGCGAACTAAAGATTGAAGAACTCAAGAACTGGTCAGAGACCACCGTCATGCGGGCTGACTACGAGATGGATGATGGTAGTAAGCTTTCCATCAACAACGCCTTGGATCGCGCTGCCCAGAACATCGAATCCACGATTGCTGGAAAACCCTGTATCGGCATTCGCACTGGCATCACTCCATTGGATGACCTTCTCATGTTTGGCTTGCGCGGCGGGGACATGGTTGTATTGGCCGCAAGACCAGCGGTTGGTAAGACGGCAAGCGCCCTTCAGATTGCCGAAAACGTGGCGCTTAACCAGAAGAAGCGAGTCTTGATCTTCTCTTTGGAGATGACAAGCGTTGCCCTTATGGAGCGCATGATCCGCTCGCGGGCGCGTGTGGGTGCTGCTGACATTCTTTCTGGTCGGGTGACCCCGCATCAAAAACAGTCTCTCGGACGGGCCGTGCAGGAAATCCAAGCATCCGAAATCATCTGCGATGATAGCTCGGCCAAATCTATCGGCTATCTCAAGGCGGTGGCCCGCCGTGCCCACCAGCGGACGCCGCTAGACCTCATCATCATTGACTACCTCCAGTTGGTCAAGGGCGATAGTAAGCGCGGAAAAGACAATCGTGTGTGCGAGGTGGAGGAGATTAGCGGTGGCATCAAGGATTTAGCCAAGACCCTCAAGGTTCCTGTTCTGGTGCTGGCTCAACTCAACCGCGACCCAGACAAGCGTGGAGGACGCCCCAGCCTTTCAGATCTCAAAGGATCTGGAGCCATCGAACAGGACTCAGACATTGTCATTATGCTCCACAGCGAAGACGCTCAAGACCATGAGCAGAATCCTGCAATGGAGTTTATTGTCGGCAAGCATCGTGACGGCCCGACAGGCGTGGCCAACATGAGCTTTAACAAGGCAATTACCCGATTTGAGGTGGCGTAGCCTTCCAGCAAAAGGCTGGGAAGTTCAACCCTTCTCCGCCTTGTGCATCAACTGGAAGATGGACAGAGACCGCATTGTAGCATCCACAAATCCCACAAGCTTTAAGCTGCTGGTCATAAGATGTTGTTTTTGCTCCCGCAATTTGTGGAAGCATACCAGCAATTCCCTTGCAACCCCAGCATCCAGAGGTGGCAATTTGATGTGGACAGGCTGCACAAATTTTAGCCCTACGTTCCGCTTCCTCTTGATCAACTAGCTGGAACTTGTTGTCTTTGGCAAAGTGATACATTGCTTTGACCCAGCGGACAATTTGAGAAAACCCCAAGGTTTGTTTTTCCTGAGTACACGAAACGCAATGAACATGACCAGCCATTCTGTCACAAAGATTGTGTTCTATTTGTGACACAAAATCCACGGGCGGCGTAATACCCTTGGAGATTAAAAGCTTTTCGCAATTCGCAACCATGTCATGCCAATCACCTCCACGAACGGGATCGCCAACAATCGGACAACTTACCCACCATCCCTGTGGCGGAACGCTCGACTTTCTCTCGTAGCAAAATTTCGGTGCATCAGTCATTGACAACTAACTCCGCTTCATAAGTGTTGTTTTCGGGAATCTTCATGGATTCCAACTTGGTAGCAATATTTATCTGAATTGCATTCTGTTGGTTATTGCCCTCAGAAAAGTTGATGGCAGCAGCTTCTGCCAACTGCTTGATGTTTCTCATCATGCCTAGAGCCTCCATGCCATCAAGGTCTTGCGCGGCATCAGCGGCCTTGACTAGAACCTTGCCAGTTAAAAACTTAATCGATTTCTTCATTGTTTCCAGCGATGCCGTGATTTCTGACATAACAGAAGGAACCCCGTCATCTTCCCAAGGAGCGGGAGATTGCTCGTTGACCAGACGTTCGCGGCACTGAATCCAGCGTTGGGTATCCCGCCACAAGCAAACAGTAGATTCGCTTACCTTTAATTCCTCGGCAATATCCCGCAGGGTGCGTCCCGAACAATACATAGAAAATCCCTTAATACACTCAAGCCTGCGTTTTTTATCCATCTCCTCCATTCTGGCGGGAGGGGCAACTAGGGCTACGGGACGCTCTTTATCCCAAGGGTAGAGGTTCTCTGTTTCGGGATTTTCCTGCCAGATCTTGGTGTATTCGTCCCATTTCTCGCTATAGATCATCTTCTCAAGAGTGGGCTTGTGCTTGGTGTCCAAAGCCTTCATTACCTCTGGCAAGTCTCTTCCAGCAGTATAGAGCCGAAATGCATTCTGTTTTTTAATGCGGTTTTCGGGCGCATCCCAATCCCGCTCTCCGCTCTTGCGCTTTTTCTCCATCCAGATTAGTTTAGTATAAATTTCATAAATGGCAACAGTTGATCAAGGGATAGAGAAATACGGGAGGTTGTGGTTACCCAAAGACGGTCAGGCGATTACACCGATTCGTATTGAGATGGATGCATTCCTGCAAGGGCTGACTCCCGAAGAGGGTGGTTTAGGAAAAGCCCGTCATTACCGAAATATCGTTTCAGCTATATGGCCCACATTCCAATGGCATAGGTGGGCGGAACTGAGCGCACAGGCATTTTGCAATACTGTTCACGAAGTAGACGAAGTCACGGGCAACCGATTTATCCGAAGTGTAACGGGATTAGCGGGGGGCACTGACTCTGGAAAGTCCTACGGCATGGCGGCGTTTGCGCTAGTCAACTGGTTCTGCGACCCGATCAATACGATGTGCATCGTGGTCTCTACAAGTAAAATAGACGCCAAGCAGCGTATCTGGGCAGCACTGGTCAAGATGTATCGCGAGGCCCGAAACATGGGGCTGGCCTCTGGTAGGCTGATCGAATCCATGGACATTATCAAGCTCTCCGAAGAAGAGGGGGCCATTATCGACCCCGAAACAGGGGTAAGCGATGCCTCTTCCATCATGCTCCTCGCGGCGGGTGACGAATATAAAGATGACGCCCAAAAGCGACTTCAAGGTAAAAAGAATCGTCGTATCGTGTTGATAGTGGATGAATTACAAGACTGCGCGAATTCCGTAATAAGCCAAGCTATCTGGGGATTTAAGGGCGCTCAAGAACTCTACATCGTGGGCGCGGGCAATCCCGCATCCATCTTTGACCCCCATGGAAAGTTCTGCGAACCCATCAAGGGATGGATGAGTGTGGATGAGCAAACGCCAAACTGGAAGATACGGGTGGCTGGTATTGAGGGAGTATGTATCAGATTTGATTCAGAAAATGACAATCCCAATCAACAATCCTTCGACGCTGGTAAGGGACTGCGTTATCCATTTCTTCCCAAACCCAATGATGTGGCCTTGGCCCGAAAAGAACTTGGAGAACTTAACCCACAGTATTGGAGAAAGTTTAGGGGATTCTGGCCTCCTGCCGATGCCGATGACTCCACGATTGTTTCGGATATCCTATTGGCTCGTCATGGGGCGCTAGACAAGCCAATATGGGACGGAACTCCGAAAGATATTGCAGGAATCGACCCCAGTTATACTGAAGGCGGTGACCGCTTTGTGTTTACCCACCTCAAGTATGGCAAGCTGATCAGTGGTAAATGGGCGATAGCTGTCGAGAAACAGTATGTCCTCAACCGAAGGGCAGGGTCTCAAGAAGACTTCCAATACGAAATGATCCAGCAAATCCACGATCTCTCTCTTAAGTTAGGAATTCCAAATCAATGGATGGGGGTAGATGCTTCGGCTGGTGGTATTTTCTGGTCAATCGGAGAACGAGAACTCCTAAAAGGCTGGCATGCAGTAAGTTTTGCAGGAGCGGCTTCCGATCTTCCTGTTAGCGCCCAATATGCCATGAGGAACGAAGCCACGGGAAAACCCCAAGTCGGTAAGGAATTGTTCCACAATATGGCGTCAGAACTCTGTTTCGCCGCCCGATACTTCTTGGAGTGTGAGCAACTCAAGGGGATTAGCCCCGATCTGGCGTGGGAGATGACTCAAAGAAAGTATGTGCGCCGAACCAGAAAGATCATCATTGAGTCCAAGACCGACATGAAAAAACGGATAGGAAAGTCCCCCGACTTATTTGACTCATTTGCCGTAGGATTGTTTGTCGCCCGTAAAGTCTTTGGAGCCATGGCGGGATCTGAAGCAATAGAAGAAAAGAAACGGCTTAATAAAGAAACCTTCAAGAAGCTTAAACAAGCCTTGACTCTAAAGACAAAATGGTAGATTCTAATCTGAATTTTTATGGCTGAACTACCTATTGCCATTGCGGATATCTGTATATTCCAAGGCGCGACCTTTAACCAGACCTTATTCTATGAGACGGGCGAACCTTCGGCTCCCGTCAACCTTGTGGGTTATACAGCCAAGATGCACATCAGGTCAAAGCCCGAATCCAAGGCACTAATTCTTGAATTGTCTACAACCAATGGTAGAATCGTCTTGAATGAAACTACAGGATCTATTAATCTGTTTATTTCGGCGTCTGACACGGCATCGCTCTCCGTCTGTGATAAAGCCGTATATGACCTTGAACTTTACAACGGGGCCGTCACAACCCGAATCCTGCAAGGCAATGTTATCATTTCACCAGAGGTTACCCGATAAATGAGCAAGATCTGCATCCCTATCCCATCTTCCAGTGTTATCGGTGTTTCCTCGGCCCCGATTCAAACGCCTAGTGTTAATATCCTTCGGGTAGAGCCTTCGGTTACTGGTTTGGATGGTGGAGGGGCAACTAATCTCGATGGACTCAACACTGTGAGTGGAACCTATGCAGTTGGTATTGTTATCTTTTTGGTAATTAGCGGACTGCCAGCCATCTACCAACTAACCGAAGGAACGGACGCCGAAAACCTACCATTCGTAGTTCGTCCTAGTGACTATGATAGCCAAGCTGGAACAAAACGTGTTTGGAAGCGATTAATGTAACAATGAAATATATTCTCTCACTTATTATCGGTGGAGCCTTGGTTGTTTCGGGCTTCGGACAAACGCGAAATGTTCTTGTTGGAACCAACAATGCCGTAGTCCAGCCCACGAATTTCTGGAGCGCCGATGCTTCAAATGCTCGCACGGGACTCGGCTTGGGAACAGCGGCTACTAGTTCAATGTCCGCATTTCAGCCCGCTTCTTCCGCGCTTTCTAATTTGGCAACTAGTAATGGTGGGGCACTGTCTAACCTTCAGGCCACAAATCTCGTTGGAATTATTCCCGCATCTAACATTTCTTCGGTCACATTTACCAATGTTTCTGGAACATTGGCAATTAATTCAGGTGGTACTGGAGCCACAAACGCTTCTACCGCAAGAACAAATCTTGGTGCAACAACTGTTGGATCTGCTGTTTTTACGGCTATCG